GCAAAAGTCACATTATGATCAACATATGAGAAAGAAAAATCCATGTGTCCATGAAAATAAACTGAAAGAAATAATAACAAATGTTGTAAAGGAAAGTATTGAACAACCTATGAATGAAGTGATTACTATAGATATATCTGCAAATAAACAAGTAGTGAAAAATGAAGATGAAGATGGATGTTATAAATGTGAAAAAAGTGAAAAATATTTGTCTAATTATTTGAACCACATTAAAAAAGACGACAATACAGGTTTTAAACGTGTTTTAATTTCACCCCTTCGATATGCAGGAGGAAAAAGTAAAGCAGTAGGTTTGATACTAGAATATTTACCCAAACTAAAGAATAAGCGTATTGTGTCGCCATTTTTCGGGGGTGGTTCGTTTGAATTGGCAGTTTCACAAAATTTGGGAATAGAAGTAATTGGATATGATATATTTGAAATGTTAACAAATTTTTGGTCAACCTTGATAAATAACAAGAACGATTTTATCAATGAATTGGAAAAATTTGAAATAACAAGTGAAGAGTTTACACGTAATAGACATATATTATTGTCATATTGGGATAAAGTAAAGCCAAAATCACTTGTATATAAAACATTGAAACAATTTGATTTATCTGAAGAAGAAAAGACATTATTGGATGATAATAAAGTATTGCAAGCAGTATACTATTATTACAATATGTCGCTTTCATATGGTCCAATGTTTTTAGGATGGCCAAGTTCAAATGAAATAAAACCAGATAAATTCAAAAGACGTATTAAATTCTTGAAAGAACTCGATTTAAAAAATGTCTCTGTACAATGTGATGATTTTAAAAATGTTATTCAGCGTCATAAAGATGATTTCCTATTTTTAGATCCACCATATTATCTTGGAACTGATTCAAAGATGTTCAAAGGAATGTATCCAAATTGTAATTTTGCAATTCATCATAATAATTTTGAACATGAACTTATGCGTGATTTATTGAAAGAACATAAGGGAGGGTTTTTGATTACTTATAATAATTGTGAAACAATACGCGATTGGTATAGTGATTACGAACAAGTATTTCCTGAATGGCAATATACATATGGACAAGGTGAAAAAAGAATTGGGAAAAATCGTATTGAAAACGGAACAAATAGTCATATTAAAGAAAGTCATGAAATATTTATTATTTCACCACCAAAAATGTAAATAATATTACAAATAATGTAATTGTATTATTATTTTTTAGATGTCAAGACTGATTGTGTTTTTATCTGATTTTTGACGGCGTTTGGAACGTTTAGGTATACTTCCTTCAGATTGTAATTCTTTTAATTCACTGATACTAATTGTACTTCCAGTTTCATCTTTTTCACTCAAAGCTTGTTTTACGACATTTGTTTCTTGTGGAAACATATTTGCACTCATATTAGGAAATCGCGTATCATTATCTTTTTTACCCATTCCAGGTGGTAAATCTGATGCTGATTTAGGTTTTAATCCAGATAATATATCGTCAATATTACTAGGTCCTTTCATAGCAGGACGACTGGATTTATTTGTTTTTGGAACACTTTCAAATGATTGTTCTACACTAATACCATTAGCTTTACTTTCATTGTTTCCAAAAGGATTTCCGTCTACAAAACCAGGACGTCTAGGAGGAGGAATAGAATTTGGACCTTGTGTAGCTACTGGTGCAGGTGGTGGTCCCATACGGATATTTTTTGTTTCAGCTTCAGGTTCGGGGTTCATCATATTATTCATAAAACCACTAAATCCTGGATTGGTTTGGCTCATAGAATTAACTGCTGCTGATTGGAATTGTTGCATAAGATCGGGATTTTGTCTCATTACATCGTCCATATTAGGCATTGCACTCTTAAACATGGTATTTGTCATGTGAACCATCATACCACTTGCTGCAAGTTGAAACATTAATTTAAGTTCGGGTGCCATTTTAGCTTTAGATTTATATTTTTCATGTAATTCACCGAAAATTTCATCATAATCGTCAATATTTTCATTAAATTGTTCTCCCCAACCATCTAGATGAATATCAAAAGGGTCAAATTTATTATTTAAAAATTCAATACCATTGATGAGTGCAGAAAGCATATTACCTTGGAATTTAACAGAATTTTGTCTTTCTTTTTCACTCATAATCATTTCATATTCACCCATCATTTCACTAAGTGACGATTCCATTGAATATTTTTTAGTTAGTTCAACACCTTTCTTTTCTAGTTGTTCAAGTTTTTTTAAATAACTGAATTTTTCTTTTAACATTTCTTCTTTAGATAATTTTGGTGTATGGGTAACATTGGCATCAGGATTTAATGGAATGTTATTAAATTGACCATATCCATCCCAAGTTTTATTATCACTTGCATTTTCACTTGAAGCTTTTCCTAAATTAATAGTAGGTTCTGATTTTTCACTAGTATCTATTTTATCAAAACTTACGTGTAAATTGTCTGTCTCATTTGAAACATTCATTTCTGTTGTGTCAATATTTAAACTGATTGGGATTTCATCTGCTGTTAATTCGTTTAATTCTTTTTCTAAATCAGTAAGATCTTCTATACCTGCGTCATCACTACTACTACTTTTTTTACTTACTTTATCATTCATTAATAATTCTATACCAGGACCAAAATTTGTTGATTTTGGACCTCCATTTCCTAAATCACTAATATCAATTACTTCAGGTTCAGCTATAGACATATTACTTTAATATATCTTATAATTTTAAGTAGTACGAATTATAATTTATTTTGTATATACCACAAAGCCTGTAAAAATGTGTCTGTTAAATCATCCTTTTTTTTAGATTCTTTAAATAATAATTTCCAGCGGTTTCTAATATTATAAGTATCTTGTGTTAGCATATTTTCAACAATATGAATACTTGCTTTTTTGCGATCTTTGTAAGAAGATGTATCTATTTCATTAAAATTTTTTAGTTTATTTTCTGATGATACATATTCAATATGAGCATTCGTTTTCATAATAAAATATTGTGTAATCATACCTTGTAGTGTTTTCATGCGATTTGCAATAGGACTTATTTGATTTTCGATTATAACATAATCAATAGAAACATTCCATTTCTCTAAACATAAATCCATTTTTTTCTGGAGATTTCGCCCAATATCAATAAGAGATATTTCACATACATTTTTACTTGTTATAGTTTGGAAACAATTTGTTTCGATATATGGAATAAATATATCAATCATATCAGTTTTTTTCATTTTTTTATCATATTCAATATTATGTTTTGTAAATATCTCAGTTAATTTATCTTTTTTTAGTTTATTAATTTTTTCTATATTATATGAACCATATTGATTATAATTATCTTTTTTCTTACAACAAACACCACAATAATGTTCATTTTGATATTTATATTTTGCAGGTCTAGTACAATGTTTATTTTTAATAATTTGGTTACATTTTAATGTATTTTTATTAATATTATCATCAGTTGATAGGTCTATAACATCCCAATCTTTAATTTCCAATGTGTTTACTTCTTTTGTATCATTAATATGAAGTAAACATAATGCTAGATTTTTCACTCCTACATCAAAACTAAGAATATTCATTAGATAATTAATGATTAGAAATTGTTTTGCATTTTTTAACTAATTGAGAGCTAATATCTTCTATTATATTTTTCATCCAATATAGTTCGTTATGTTTGTATTGGTCTTCTACATAATTAAAGTATTGATGTAAAGATATTTGAAAATCTTGTACTTTATGATTATTCACCAAGAGATATTCCATTAACTTAGCGTCAGTAAACATTTTCAAGTTAATTTTTTTTGTATTGATATCACGTTTTGTAAAAAAATATGTAAGTACAGAAAGACTTCTATGAAGGATACTTTTGTCTATCATTCCTGGATATAAAAATTCTCCTAGCATATTATAACCGCTCCATTCGAAAAAAGAATATTTATATTTTTCATTTAAATATTTACTAATTAAACGTGATATATTATCTTGGACAATTCTATTTGCTTCAAAGTATTTTTCAAATTTAACAAAATTGGCAATGGTAATGAATGCAGGATAGAAATTCATTTTTTCTAATTCTGAAAAAGAGAAAAATCTTGTTATAAAATTTTTATTGATATCATGTTTCTTTTTTTCTTGTGAATAAGAGTAGAAAAAACCATTAGCAATTAAAACATCTATATCTTTGCTATTTGATATGAATAATTGTTCGTTAATAAGATTTACATTGTGATGAAAATTATCATTATTATTAAAATCATCAATAATTACCAATAGAATTTTCTTGTTTTCTAATCTTCTTACAAAATTAGGTACCATTTGATCTTT